ACGTTGAACAAAGCACGTGAGTTTGTGTACTCAATTAAAAATAGGTTGTCCCACCCTCGTTACGCCAAGATGCAGAATGCGTTCGGTCCTGAAGGCGGTTGGAAGGGTGACGCAGATACCTGGCGTGTAGATACCGTCTACCTTGGTGGCGATGCGCGTGATTCATCTGAGAAGGACCCGACTATCCAAGCCCTAGGTATGGGTGGACAGATTTACGGTGCTCGTGCAGATTTGATTATTTTGGACGACTGCATTACTACGGCTAACGCCCATGAGTATGAGAAGCAGATTAACTGGCTCCAGAAGGAAGTTATTACCCGTCTGGGCAAGAACGGTAAGTTGCTTATTGTGGGCACGCGAATTGCCCCTACAGATTTCTATAAAGAGTTACGTGACCCGAAGTACTGGTCTAACGGTAAGAGCCCATTTACCTATATGGGTATGCCCGCAGTCCTTGAGTACAAAGAGAAGGTTGAAGACTGGGTGACCCTATGGGGTCGTTCTGATATTCCTTGGGACGGGGATGAAGATACTCCAGATGCAGATGGTCTATATCCCAAGTGGAATGGCGAAGCCCTTAATAAGAGACGTGGTGAAGTTACCGCTTCTACTTGGGCGCTTGTCTACCAGCAAGAGGATGTGACTGAAGATGCAATCTTCTCAGCACCTTTGGTGCAAGGCTGTGTCAACGGTATGCGCAAGCGCGGTCCGCTTGACCCAGAGAGGCTTGGACATCCTAGCCGTGTCAGTGGCTATACCATTATTGGTTTTGACCCTGCTATGACAGGTAACTCTGCATTTGTAGTTATTACTTATAACTCAGCAGATAGCCGTATATATGTGCTTGACTGTATAAACATGTCGGAGCCTACACCAGCCAAGATTAGAAACACGATTGAAGAGTTGGTAGTTAAGTACCGACCTAACGAATTGCGTGTAGAGATTAACGCTCATCAGAAGGGCTATGCCCTAGATGATGACTTACGTAATTGGCTTGCCCAGTATGGTTGTGATTTAAAACCACACTTTACTGGCAAGAACAAATGGGACACAAACTTGGGCGTAGCATCTATGTCTACGTTCTTTGGAACCCTACGTGAAGGCAAGTTCCAAGATAACAACTCAATCGAGTTCCCATCTACTGAAGGTTCAGAGGGCATGAAGTCCTTGCTTCAGCAGTTGATGACTTGGAAACCTAACACTAGAGGTAAGACCGACTGTGTGATGGCGCTTTGGTTTGCTGTATTGCGTGCCAAGGAATTAATGCAAGCGGCATCTTTTACCAGCCGCTACAAAGAAAACCGTTGGGCAACTAAAGCGCAACTATCAAAACGGCAAACAATTAACCTAGACGCTGCTTATCAAGAGCAGTGGCAAGAAACATTCGGATAGGAACTAACATGGCAGCACCACTCGTAGGAGCAGCAGCACTAGCCGCTGCTAAACTTGTAGCACGAAAGATGGCTAAGGACGCAGCAAAAAAGTCCGTTAAGAAAGCAATTAAAACTGCTAAGAAGACTAAGCCACTTGCTGAACCTAAATCTGCTGTTCGCGTAAAGCCTGCGGCTAAACCAATTGGCAATCCTCCTAATAATGCAAAGGCTTGGGAAAGTGTTCTTTCTAGCGTTTCTCGTGGTGGTGTAGGTCGTACTGTTGGGAAGGCAAGAGATGCTCGTGTTGCAAATGCTGGCAAGCCAAAAGTTAATAAGCCTAAGGCTCGCAAGATGAACCAGAGCGAAATTAAAAAGTTTGAATCTAATATTGATAAACTTGTTTCAAAAGAAAAAATGTCTCGTGCAAAATTGGAAGAAGTTCCATCGGGAGTATCTGCTCGCTTTGCAGCAACTAATGCTCGCTTGGCAAAAGAAGCAGCAAAGAAAAAGAAGTCTAAGTAATTTTTAATCAATCGTTAGGACAATAATGTTAACAGTTAAGCAGATTGCGGCGCGTGTTGAGTCGCTTAAACACCGCGCACGCGAGCGCGATTCTAGACATGAAGATGTCCTAGCAGTACGTCGTGGTCAAATTTCTAGCGTCTATCCTGACTTCTTTCCAGACGGAGTAGATGCAAACGTAGTAGCAAACTTTATTGACATTGTTGCACGCGACCTATCAGAAGTAATGGCTCCGCTTCCAGCGATTAACTGCTCTGCAATTAATCAAGTAGAAGATAAATCACGTAAGTTTGCCGATACACGTACACGTATTGCTGCAAACTACTTCATCAATTCCGATTTACAGGTGCAGATGTATACTGGTGCAGACTGGTACATCACATTTGGTTTCGTCCCATTCATCATAGAATTCGACGAAGAAGCAAAACTGCCACGCGTTCGCATAGAAAACCCTGTAGGTGCTTACCCAGAGTATGACCGCTATGGGCGTTGCATTGCTTTTGCTAAGAAATACCGCATGACAATGGCAGAGTTGGTTGCTCAGTTCCCTGAGCATGAGGCTGGCATTCTTGGTGATGATGGTTATGACCAGGATATGAACGGCTACCTAACTGTAATTCGATACTACGATAAAGAGCAGTCTGTAATTTATATTCCAGACCGCGGAAACTACGCAGTATCAACAGCGGAAAACCCACTAAAGAAGATGCTAGTCCATATCGCACGTCGTCCATCTGTAGATGGAGAGATGCGTGGACAGTTTGATGATGTACTTGGTATTCAGTTGCTTCGAAATCGTTTTGCATTACTTGCAATGGAAGCAGCAGAGAAGTCAGTACAAGCACCGCTTGTCTTACCTAGTGATGTGCAGGAGTTTGAGTTTGGTGGCGACGGTGTCATCCGCACAAACAATCCTGCTGGTGTTCGTCGTGTAGAACTTCCTATCCCTGCTGGTGCATTTAATGAACAGCAGATTCTACAAGGAGAACTGCGTACTGGAACGCGTTATCCAGAATCACGTACTGGTAATGTTGATGCGTCAATTATTACTGGTCAGGGTGTGCAAGCACTCATGGGTGGATTCGATACGCAAGTTAAATCTGCTCAGGCTATCTTTGCCTCAGCGCTTAAGAACGTTATCTCAATTTGTTTTGAGGTTGACGAATTAATATTTGACGAAAAGAAAACAATTCGTGGCGTAGACGCTGGTGCTCCATATGCACTTGAGTACACACCATCTAAGAATATTAAGGGTGACTATTCTGCAGATGTTCGCTACGGCATGCTGGCTGGGCTTAACCCAGCACAGGGACTTATTTTTATGCTTCAAGCATTGGGTGGCGATTTAATTTCCGTTGACTTGGCTCAACGAGAAATGCCGTTTGGCATTAACGTCACACAGGAACAAGAGAAGATTGAAGTTGAGAAACTTCGTAAGGCTCTCATTGGTTCACTACAAGCATATACACAAACAATTCCACAAATGGCTTCTCAGGGACAAGACCCTCTACCTATCATTCAGAAGATTGCTATGGCAATCAAGGGACGTAAAGAAGGTAGACAGATTGAGGATGTTATTGAGGAAGTGTTTACACCAGAGAATCCCCCTGCTGGGACTCCAGTCGAGCAACCCGTCCCCTCTGCTCCTGGCGCTCCAGTAGGGGGCGCTCCTGCACAAGCACGACCAGATTTGCAAATGCTGCTTAGCCGTTTAGGTTCTGACGGTCAAGCATCAGGTTCAGCACAGATTAGACAACAACAAATAATTTAGAAGGGATAATCATGGCAGCACGTAAGAAGCCAGTACGCAAAGCAAAAGTAGCAACCGTACTTAATGATGATTATTCTGCGCTAGAAAAACATTGCATTGCAATTAATGAATACTACAAAGCGCTACGCGTTGCAGGATTTTCAGAACCAATTGCACTATCAATGATTCAAGATGTTGAGTCTTACCCAGACTGGATTATTCCAGACCTACCAAACAAAATTGATAATATTCCATACGACGATGAGGATGATGACTAATGGCTGAAACAAGAGGCGGATACCGCAAGCCAGAAAACCCAGCACCTACATCAGGTCCTGGTGCGCTATCACAGCGCACAGATGGTGGACCAGCACAAGGCGCTAAGTATATGCCTGGTATGCCATATGGTGAAAACACAATGGCGCAGCAAACTGCAGCACCTATGTCTGGCGGAAGCCCAATGCCAAAAGCACCAGAACTTCCTACAATGCCATCAGTACTTTCATTGAATGCTCCAACAGAAAGACCAGATGAGCCACTAACTGCTGGATTAGATATTGGTGCGGGTCCAGGTTCAGAAGCAATGCCTAATATGGGTAATCGTTCGCAGTCTTTAATTGACACTATTCGTTACCTAACACAGTTTGACCCATCGGGAGATGCGGAATTAATTTATAGGAAACTCACAGACCAGGGGTACTAATGCAATATCTAAAGCCAGTTGTTGCTGAAGTATCTCCTAATCTTTATACTGCTGCTAAGACTGCAAACTTAAAGCCTGGTGAAATTAATCAGGTAGAACAAATGAGTTATGCAATTAAGAAGCACCGTCAGTTAACAAAGATGGAAGGCGACACTGCTCGCAAAGAGTTTGACCGCCTTGGTGGTAAAGCACAAGAGCAACTAAAGTTTCTATTTAAAGATGCTGACTATTTACAGCCAATGCCTACTGCTACTGACAAAGTACAGGGTGTTCTTGGTGGTGCTCTAAAGGTTGCAGCAAGCCCATTGATTGGTCTATTCAAACTTGGTGGTCAATATAACCGACTTATCAACACACCGTATAAGGTCGCTCGTCAGGTTGCACAAGGCGAAGATTTGTTTGATGGCAAGACATGGACTGATGCTTGGAATGGCACAGACATGTATGATGTCGGAGCACTAGATAAAGCAAAGAATTACTTTGGTAACGAAGATGTATTTGTTGCACAAGGATTACTAGATGGTAAAACTCCTGGAGAAATCCTTGAGTCATATGGAAAGATTGACGAGAAGGTTCTCGCTTCAATTCAAAAAGCATATGATGATTCAAGTAACTTCAAACAGGTAATGGACAATGTTAAGTTTGCCCAGATTAGCCCAGGTCGTGACCTTGTTCGTATGATGGCTACAAAGCCACCAAAGGGTGGCGGACCTACATATGACTATGTAAATAACCAAGAGAATAAAATCTCTGGAACTGTAGACTTTATTTACCAGATTGCTATTGACCCACTTACCTGGCTTACAGGTGGTCTCAGCAAGGGTGTCACTAAAGGTGAGCGAATTAAGAACAGCATTCTTAAGGCTGTTGATAACGGTATCCCAGTTGAGCGTGCAGTAGAGACTGCATTTAAAACTGAACCTAAGTTAGTAAAACTTTGGGAAGAAGACCTTGGACCAGCAATCAAGAAGTATGATGAAGCAACTGGTGCTGCTAAGGCTGAAGCATTTAGAGAAATCTCTACTAACTTTCCTGGATACGCAGACCGTCAGGCTGTAGAAGTTCTTGCACGTGGAAAAGTATTTAGCGCTAAGGGCGCACAGGATTACTTTGAAGGTGCTTCTAACCTGCACCTAATGATGTCTGGTCGCGTTGACGGCATGACTTACATGCGTAACGGTGTCGTTACTGCTAAGAAGCGTCGCTTGCTTGGTGAAGAATTTTCTAAGTATCTTGATGGTGTATTTAACAATACATCTAAAACCACATTTGCTGGTGCTGGTCGTTCTGCTGAAGAAGTAGATAAGGCTATGGAGCCAGTAATAAAGGCTTTCTTAAATCCAGAAGATACAATGAAGCGTCTGACAAGTCCAGACAAAGCAGACTTTGGAGTTGTGCTAGAAGCAAACAAGGAGATTAAACGCTGGAAGCGTATTGGTCAACTTGCTTCTCGCTCTCCTGCTGGAGCAGAAGTACGCACAGGTCGTAATGCAATTACTACTGCTGCTAATTTTACTGCTCGTGCTCGTCTATTACTACCACGTGATATGGCTGAAGCCCTTACTGTTAAGTTTCTAGCATCTAGTGCTGACGAACAATATGTAATTTTGCGTAACCTTGATGCATCTACTATGTACTCAATGGGTCTTGGCGGAGAAATCCGTGGAGAAGAACTCATTGAGAAGACATTGCTTAACAAGTATGGAACAACATCTGGCTTTGCTACTAAAAAAGAATCCAGAGTTAACCCAGAACACGCTAAACTTATGCCTGAAGGTGCAATTAAGCAGAACGAAAACGGTTTATACCTTGACGGCATTGGTCCAATCCATGCATACCAGTCAACATATGCTGTAGGTTCATTGCCTTATGACGAGATTGGCTCCATGATTTGGAGCATTAAGTCAAGTCGTGACGGAATCTCTAAGAAGAACTTAATTTATGCAGTTGGTGGTGCCACACAGGGTTCATTCTCAAAGAAGATAGTGGATGCTTGGTCTATCTTGACCCTATTCCCGCGTCTTGGTATCCGTTCTGCTATTGATGAAGCAACAATGTTTGTTCTTGCTGCTCCTTCACGTGACCTTCGTGCTTTTGCACTTGGCACTGGTCGCAAGATGGCTAACTTTACTAGAACATTTACAGGTTCAAGAGAAGCAACTGGACCAATTCGTGCTGGATTGCAAAAGGTACTCAATAAAACTGGGGCTAAAGTTCCAGCAGTTAAGGCAATCGGGCAGCGAACTAAGATTAATTCAGAAGAAGCGCTAACAGTTGCTGCTCGTGTTGATGCTATTGAGCGTTTGGCTAAATCATTAGATATTGATTCTGCCCTTCTTACAAATATGGAGAAGCGTGAAGTAATTGTAGACGAAGTTATGTCTATGTATAGCCGATACATTGATGCAGACTCTGCTGAGTATCTACGTCAAGCATTTATCCACCAGCCAGAGGCTTTGTACTCTGCTGCTAACTCTGTAGTTGGTCGAAGTGGTTTGTCTGGACAGTACGGTGAAGAAGTTCAGCGTGCAATTCTTACCCCATCTCAATTAAGTCTTGCAATGGATGAGACTGGTGTTAAATTAAATGCAGTATCAAAGGATATTGATATTGCTACGCTCACCGAGCGTGAGGCAACTCTTGTTCACTTTGAAAAGTTTGTAAAGCAGTTTGTTGGCAACAAGTTTGTTGTTAACGAAACAACAATTATTAACCCAGCAGAAACATTCTTTAGATACGAAGGGTTTAGACCTGGAGTAATTGACCCTAAGACTGGCAAAGAGATGCTTGAACTTGCTCTCGATGACTCAATGATGAAACTTGGGTACAGTTTTAACGGACTATCTGGTGTATGGGAAAAGGGAACAGGTAATGCTGCTAAGATTGCAGATGAATTCTTAGAAGCAAGTGCTAACACAGTATTCCAGCGTGCTAAGGGATACTCAGATGCTGATATTACCCGCATTCAACTTAGCCGTATGTTCAATGATATGTATGAAACCTTTAGCGGTGGAGTAGATAACTTTAATGAGAACCTATGGAATCTAATTAAACAGAATCTTCGAGAGATGAAGACTGATTTGAAGCGCACACCTACTTGGAATCAGGCTATTGCGAAGATTAGCCTAGATGATTTTGCAGATGCAACTGATGGTTTCCGTATTACTGGAACCGTTGCTAGCGAACTAGGTGTTGGCAACTATGCTGATACCGAGAATCTATTCAAGCGTTTAGGTAACGGCGCAATGGATATGATGGATAAGCAGGTTACTGGTATCTTCCGTCAGCCAGCAGTTATGGTTGCATATACTGGTCTGCGCAAGAAGTATGCTGGACTAGAGCGTGAATTCGCTCGCCAGCAATATGATGTACTGTCAGGTGGAGTATTTAAGAATACTCTTCCAGAAGCAAAGAAGTTAGAACTTAAGAAGCAAGCAGATGATATTGCTGAGAAGCGATTTACTGAACTTGCTACACGTGAGGCTGCAGATACAATCCTAAAGTTTGCAGATAACCCAGCAATTCGCTCCAACTTTGCTTTCTCGGCAAGAACTATTGGTCGTTATTATCGTGCAACAGAAGATTTCTACCGCCGTATTTACCGTTTAAAGGATGTATCTCCACGTGTTCTATACCGTATGCGCCTAGCGCATCTTGGTCTAGATGCTACTGGTATGGTTCATTACGACCAGGACAACGAGCCATACGTAATGATGCCTATGGATGATATTCTTTTTAAGGCTACAGATACAACTGTTCGTGTATTAACTGGTAAGAGTGGATACTCACAGCCACAGTTTAATGAGTTTACTCTTAAGTTGCGTATGGTTAACCCATCATTCTCACAAGATGCTGGTACTCCTACAATCTCTGGACCTATTGCTGGTCTAGGGGTAATTACATTTAAAAACATTCTTGGCTCTGTTCCAGGTTCATTACCGTTTATTGGTGAGAAGATTGACCCAACACTTGAGCAGACAGCAGAAGCAATAGATACATTTGCTCTAGGTAATCTTGGCGATAACATAGATATTAGAAGGGCTATTGTTCCTTCAAGCCTACAACGCATCTGGTCGATACTTCCATTTGATGAGAAGAACCGACAAGAGGTAACAGCAGCACAGCAGGCTATGGCTTATAATGCTGCTAATGGTCGCTTCTTAGACCCTAACTCTACAGAAGAAGAGAAGAACGAATACCTAAAGAACATTCGCATCTCTGCTCATAACGTTATTGCTTTGCGTAATATACTTGGTTTGATTTCTCCAGTTGCCCCTACAATGCAGGACAGCAAGGGTATTCCAGATTACATAAAAGATACAGGTATCACAAGCCTACGTTCTGAGTTCTTTGATATTCTCAACAGTGTATCAAAGATGAATCAGGGCGATGTAGATGACCCATATGAGTTGGCTTTATCTACATTTACTGGTAAGTATCCAGGCAAACTAATCTATACAGTATCTCCAACAGAAAAAGGCTCTAAGGTAGTTATTAAGAATACCGAGGGTCTTAAGAACTGGGCTATTAAAAACAAGGGTTTGATTAGTACATACGGTGAAGCAGCATATATCTTTGCTCCGCAGGTCGGAGAGTTTAATGCTGGCACATACAACTGGTTAAAGGCTGCAGGTCTCATTGAGACCAAGACGCTTGAAAAGTACTACCAAGACCTTATGGTTGCTGAAGATAAGAATACTTATTATCAGATTGGCAAGCAGGAGAAAGAAACCCTTGCTAATGAATCAGACCCTCAGATTAGAACACAGATTATTAAGCAGGCAACTGCAGCGCGTGACGCTCTGAAGGCTGCTAATCCGCTATTGAATCCAGCGCTTATTGGCGAAGGTAACAATATTGGTGATGAAGAAGTAATGCTTGGTCGCGTAGAGGAAATGATTGGCAATCCAAATACACCAGTCGAGGCTGCTACTCGTAAGAGAATGAGCACTGCTATTCGTCTAATGCGTGAGTACATAGCATTTGTACGTAACCCAGATATGGGCAATATTATTAATGGAACAGAACTAAAGGCTGAAAGAAAAAGACAAGTAGAAGCACAACTTAAAGAACTAACTACTGGAGACCCTTACATAACTGAGGCTAACCGAGCAATCTTTAGGTCAATACTTAACTTCTATTCGCGTGATTCTTACTTTGCATACAAGGAGTTAATGAGATAATGGCAGTTAATTATAGTAACTACCCAGCATATCGTGCTGCTGTTGAAAAGGTACAGAAACTTCAGAACCGTTTGAATGGTCCTAAGGGTACTAGCGGAACAGGTCTTGTTGATGCAATGGATAGAGTTGCTGCAAAAAGCGGCGAGACAAGTCCTGAATATATTAAGATTAAGGCTGAGTTCGATAAGGTTCAGGCTGAGTTAGAGGCAGCAACAGCATCCGCTAAAGCCATGCGTGAAAGCATTGATGCACAGGAAGAACAGAAGTCTACCGAAAAGAACGCCAGCAAAAAGAAAGCAACTGATGATGCTACAGTCAAGCAACTGGAGTTCCAAAGAGATTCTTTAAGACGCCAGAATAAGACTGAAGAAGCAGCGGCAAAGCAAAGAGAGATTGATGCTATCCGTAATCCAGTCACTGAAGAAGAAAAGGCTGCTGCTGGGGATGTAACCCTAGAAGAAGATAAGTTTAGTGATTACACTATAACCGATGGTATTGTTACAGCCAAAGGTGGAGCACAGGTTATATTCGTTGATGTAATTGACGGTCAAGGACGTGCAACACCAACTGAATATAAGTCAAAGGCTAAGGCAAGAGAAGCATTCTTAAAGAACTATTCTGGAAAAGACCAGATTACAAATCTTCAGAATCAACTACTTCAATCTAATTATATTAAACAAAGCCAGATTAATGATGGCACTTGGATTAATGGTCTTGATTCTATGCTTATTGCTAGAACAGCCAAGATGGTTTCTGATGTTAAGTATGGTGCTGGTACCGTTATCAGTGCAGAAGACTTCTTAAAGACAAAGAAAGAATCTGGTAGCACTACAAAGGTATATCGTAATCTATCTACACGTGGCGATGCTCGCCAGCAAATTGATGATTATCTTACAGACCTTACTGGCTCAAGAGCAAGCGATGAAGAGTACGAAGAATACTATAAACTTCTAAGCGCTGAAGAGCGCCGTCAGACAATGACAAGTTCTGGTGGAACTACAACTGGCGATGTTATGTCAGATGCTGAGCGTATGGTTATTGCTGCCAAGGTAGCACGTAAGCGTCTTAAGAATACAGAAGTTGATGCACTGTTGTCTTCCTCAAAGGGAAGCCAAGTTGCTATGGATATCTCTGCGTTGCAGGAATTGGCTGCAGATTACGGCATTGATATGACAGCAGCAGAAGCGCTTAAGCAGGTAACAATCGGCATTGGTCAGAAGAACTATCTTGAAAAGCAACAGGAACGCCTTAAGTTAATTGCTAAGAAAATGCACCCTGGTCTTGCAGACCATATTGATGCTGGTGGAACTGTTCTTGATATTGCAAATACATATGCTCGCGCAAAGTTTAATAAACTAGGCGTAGTAATTAAGTCACCAACAAAGGATAAAGACGTAATGGATGCTGTTGCTTCTGGTAAGTCAATAGCACAGTTTGATAAAGAGATGCAGGCTAATCCTATGTGGCGCTTTACAGATGAAGCACGTGAAACTGCTTCTGACTTCTTGGATACAATTGGAAGAATGTGGGGACGTGGTTAATGACTACTGCATCATATGGTTCTAATTTTCGTAGAGCAGAAGAAGCATCTAACGCTCAAGGCGTATCAAAGGCTGCTGCTGACTGGGCTCTAAAGAATGCAGAAAAGAATCCAACACCAGAGAATATTGCTATTGCCAAGGATACTTATAGGGCATATGTTGCTACAAATCCAGTAAAGCCAGTAGATGTAAATAAGGTAGTTGCAGAAGGCAAGGCTATTGCCGATACTATTCCAGCCACAATTGATGAGGCTAACGTAGCCATTGGTCAAGCCAATGTTGCTATGCGTGAAGCAGCAACTATTACTGGTGAAGTATTTAATCCACTAAAGACTGTATCTGGTGGCAAGACTGATACAGACCAGATTGATGCCTTTGCTTTGCTTGAAGCACAACTACGTCAGTGGAAACTAGATGACCTTGCTACTGCATTTATCTCTCTTGCTACTCAAGGATTTAAGCCACAAGAAGCAATGAATAAGATTAAGTATGACGGTACAATTAATCCAGCAACAGGTAAAGCCTGGAATGCTGATTACAATGCACGTTTTTCTGGCAACGTTGCTCGTGCTAAAAAGGGTTTAAACGTATATTCAGAGGCTGAGTACTTAGCACTAGAAGATTCATACGCTGATACAATTCGTAAAAATAACATAAACAATATTCTTAGCGCAGACTCTACCGCTAATCAAGCGAAGTTTGCTAAGTACATGGAGAACGGACTATCAGCAACAGAATTTGCTAGCCGTATTGATTCATTCTTTGAACGAGTAGAGAATATGAATCCTAATATTAAGAAGCAGTTTACCGCTTTCTTCCCTGGTATTACTAATACAGATATTGTAAGTTACCTAGCGGACCCAGAGAATACACTACCTGTACTTAACCAGAAGATTGCTGCTGCTGAAATTAGCGCATCTGCACTACAGGTTGGATTGGCTGCTACATCTAAGGAAATGGCACAAAGAATTGCTGGTGCTGATATCAGCGCTACACAAACACGAAAAGATTATGAAGAAATCGGTGGTTTCCTTTCGGATGCCGAACTTTATAGCAATATTTATCGACAAGAAAATATTAACTACAATCAAGAGACAGCCGAAAAAGATGTAATCCTTGGTGATGTTGAAGCAGGTAAAAAGCGTAAGCGCCTTGCATCAATGGCACGAGCAGGATTCGAAGGAACTTCAGGTCGCTTAAGAACAGGACAAACGTCGGGTAATAACGGCGTATTTTAAAATCCCTAGACGGACCGACTAGCCCCGTCAGGCGTATAAGACTAGGAGTAGAAGCCAGCCCATTTCCCCGAATGGTCACTGTGGTCTGCGAAACTAAACAACAATAGAAGGGTGGGTTGCTATGAGCAACAACAACAACTGGGATAATGATGATGACCTTGATATGTATAACGAGGTAAGCAGCGACGAAACGAATGGTATTAAAGACCTTCGTAAGGCAAAGCGAGCGGACGAAAAGCGTATCAAAGAACTGACCGAAAAGTTGGAGATGTTCGAACGCCAACAGCGAGAGTCAACAGTCAAGTCAGTCCTAGAATCTAAGGGAGTCAACTCCAGGGCTGCTCGTCTAATCCTTAAGGATTTAGATGAAGTCAGCGAAGATTCAGTTACAACCTGGCTTCGTGAAAACGGAGACATTGTCGGATACACCGAAGCAGAACAAACAGAGTCAAAGCCTAACGTGCGCGAGTTCTCTCGCCAAGATGGTGCAACTCAGTTTGCTGCAACTCCCGACGTTTCAGATGAATATGTTGATATGTTACAAAACTATGACGGAAACTCTGAAGAAGAATTACTATCCATAATCCAAAGCATCTCTAACAAGATGCAATAATTCAGAAAGAAGGCTTGCCAAATGGCAGATGCTTTTACAACCACAGGTAGTGGGTTAGGTACTAACCTTGTAACTTTAGCATACGATAAGTTGATTGAAACCAACCTCCGCGTATTGCCAAAGTTCCGCGAGATTGCTGACAAGAAGGTCGGCTCACTTACACATAACGGTTCTTCAATTCGCTTTCAGTTCAATACTGATATTGCGGAAACATCAGTTGCTTCAGCAACTCTAGAAGAGACTGTTGACACAGACTCAGTCGCACTACCAGCAACATCATACATTGATATTGCACAACTTGAACTTGGTCGCTCAGTGCTTCCAGTCAAGAAGATTAACCTTATGTCAATTGCTAACATCGACCCATGGGTCGCTAACGCAATCGGCTTCAACATGACAAAGACACTTGACAACGCTGTTGTTGCTAAGTTGGATGCAGGCGCGAACATCGTTCGTGTTTCAACAACTTCAGGAACACAGACAACATCAGGCGTTTACGAAGGTGTTGGAACAGTTGCTGCTAAGACAGCAATCACAGCAGCAGACACAATGAAGTCTGATGCAATCCGCCGCGCTGTTACAAAGATGCGTGCTGCTGGAGTTCAGTACAAGGCTGCTGGAATGTATGTTGCATACATCCACCCAGAAGTTTCTGCTGACCTTCGTACAGAGACAGGTAACAACGTATGGCGTACACCACATGAGTACCAAGCAGTATCACCACTATTCGGTGGAGAACTCGGCTCATGGGAAGGCGTTCGTTTCATTGAAACAGCAAACGCTACAAACACTCAGTCAGGTTCTGGCTCTTCAACAACTCAGACACGTGTGTACAACACATACGTAACAGGTGCTCAGGCACTTGCTGAGGCTGTATGGAAGGAACCAGGAATGGAAGTTGGAAAGATTGAAGACCGCTTCAACCGCTTCTCACCTGCTGGTTGGTATGGAATTATCAACTGGGCTCTCTATCGTACACCAGCATTGGTTCGTATCGAGACAGCAGCATCAGGTCGTCCAAACGCTTAATCAATAGTTTGACGGATAGGCAGGGGCTTTTAGTCCCTGTCTATCAGTAAACCTATTGGAGGAAAAATGCCTACATACAGATTCGAAACACCTAGAGTTCTTGAAAACCCTGGTGGAGATTATCACCCACTGTTTTCTCAGATTAAGATTCCAGTTGGTGTTACAGTTCTAAAGATTGATGGCGAATACTTCCAAGTTAGATATCCATCTTCTGAAGAATATGAAGCAGCAGATATTGCATATCTTGGCGGTATTACTCACACGGTAAGTGCAGAAGAAAAAGCAGATTTAGAAGCAGCAGGATACGAGGTAGATACAATTGCCTAAGTGTCAACACATTACAAGAGTAACTGAGTGGGGCTTCACAGAAGCCCATGACTTTCTTGCTACTGCATATGACTGCGTTCTTTGCGGTGAGAAAACATCTAAGCCATTTCCACATGAAGACCAGGTAGCAAGCATTGACCACACAGACTGTGATGCTAATCCTTGCTTTGGTTGCAAGGCTAGAGGACTACAACTAAATACTGGTGACGCTAATTCACAAAAGCAAATGTCAAACAAGAAGTGGAACGGCGAACTAGACGCTTATCGCGCAGCACGCGCTCAAGGTATTCAGCCTGCTGGAACTAGCATGGCTCATATTAAAGCAGCAGTTGAAGCATCTGACACAATGGGTAAAGCCTTTGATGCAGATACTGCTGGCACTACAGCACAATCAATTACCAAAGAATCAATAGCATCACTAACAGAAGTAGGAGCAATATAATGCCAATGTTTGGAGACAAGAAGTTCCCTTATACACCAGCAGGTAAGAAGGCAGCCAAGGCATATGCGGCTGGCGAGAAGATGGAATCCAAGTCTGAGAAGATGATGGAAATGAAAAAGGGTATGAAGAAGAAGGCTGTTAAGAAGTCTGCTAAGAAGGCTATGCCTAAGAAGATGGGCAAGAAGAAGTAATGAAAAAGCCAAAGCCAGCACCAGGTGCTAAAAGGCGTGGCACTCCAGTACCTATGCCTAAGAAGTCAGCGACTTCACCGCAGAGAGTTCGCACTACAACTGCAAAGAAACCAATGGCTGCTAAGCCAAAGAACAGTGGTCCAACGATTGTGTTTGGAGATGGAAGTACTGTTGGTCTAAAAGATATCGGTAAGGTAAAGCCAACACCAAAGGCTGTAAAGCCTAAGCCACTACCCATGACACCTAACAAAGAATATTTTAAGCGACAGAAAGATTATGTCGACTCAATGAAAAAGAAAAAGTAAATGGCATACACCAAGGCAGCACTCAGAGAGCGTTTAAAGAACCAGATTATGGCTGGCTCCAAAGGTGGCAAGCCTGGTCAGTGGTCTGCTCGTAAGGCTCAACTCCTAGGTCAGGCTTACAAGAAAGCAGGCGGTGGGTACTCAGGTCCTAAGACCAAGGCTCAGGCTTCTCTGTCCAAGTGGACTAAGGAGAAGTGGGGTACTAAGTCAGGTAAGCCCAGCACACAAGGGTCAAAGGCTACTGGTGAGCGTTACCTTCCCAAGAAGGCTAGAGAGGCTCTATCAGCCTCTGAGTACGCTAAAACCACCGCTGCAAAGCGGGCTGGCATGAAGCAGGGCAAGCAGTTTGTAAGACAACCAAAATCTATTGCAAAGAAGACGGCTAAATTCAGATGAAGAAAAAAGATTCTCGCCTAGCAAGGGCAGGAGTAGCAGGCTTTAACAAGCCTAAGCGCACTCCAAACCACCCAAAGAAGTCCCATGTAGTTGTTGCTAAAGAAGGTAACGTCGTTAAGACCATCCGCTTTGGACAGCAAGGTGTCAGTGGTTCTCCTAAGAAGGCTGGAGAATCTGCTTCATACGCGGCGCGTCGCAAATCATTTAAGGCGCGACACGCCAGCAACATTGCAAAAGGAAAACTAAGCGCCGCATACTGGGCAGATAAGGTCAAGTGGTAATATGGCAGCACCGTTAGTAGGCGCGGCAGCATTGGCTGCTGCAAGACTTATTGCAAAACAACTTGCTAAGAATGCAGTAAAGAAAACATCTCCTAAGGTTGCACGTGCTGTTGCTAGAGAAGCAGCAGGTCCTAAGGCTAAGGCACCTTTTGGCACCTATCGCAAGCCGTCTCCTAATTCTAGACCGCGTTTACGCGATACAGATAATACTCCACCCAACACAACTGTTCGTCAGATTGTTGGACCAAAGACTAAGTCTGGCAAAATGGTTGAAAAGAAGTATCCTCCTAAAACAAATACACAACCACCTGCTCGTACAAAGTCAGAACCTAAACCAAAGTTTGACCCTAGCAAGCCAGTAACATATAGCCGTAACCTTCCAGCAAATCCACGTCTACGTAATGTGGAACTAAAGCGTCGCGCTAAACTTCAGGCTGAATACAAGTCTGCTCGTGAGCGTCAGACTAAGTTGGCTGCAGAACGTGCCAAGAAGGTTAAGCCAGATGTAACGGAACTTCGTCCATCACAAGCAACAATTGAATCTCGCTTAGCATCTGGTTCTGAAAAGATTCCATTTACATCTCGTAATCAGGCTGGAACTGACCGTATACCAACTGCAGAACTTAAAAGATATGCACAGTTACTTCGTGAGAGTACTGTTAAGAAACCAAATGTTTCACCTGCTCAAATTTCAGGTGGTCGCGCTAGAGCGTTAACCCCAACTGCTGAGCGCAGGGCTGCAGCAATTAAGGCAGCACAGCAACGTGCTGTTACTAAGGCTAAAGCACGTGGCATGACAGATGCACAGATTAAACAAATGATTGCGCGAGCACGCCGTGAGGCTGCCACTATTGCAAAGAAGGCTAAATAATGGCATCAACCCTAGACGCACTAACTGACGAAGTAGTAATGAATCTTGCTGGCTATACGCTACAGCAAGACCGTACTACTCACTTGACTTCTCCTATTACTACAACTACATCTACACTAGCAGCACCTACTACGTTCTCATTGAACGCAGATGAAATTGGTTCTGGCATTGTTGAAATTGGCGATGAATTAATCTGGGTAGATTCATATGACCGAATCTCCAAGACAGCAACTGTCCCACCATATGGTCGTGGCTTTATGGGTACAACAGCAGAGACACACGTTGCTGGTGACCGTGTAGTTATTACTCCTACATTCCCACGCTCATCTGTTAAGCGTGCAATTCAAGATACTATCCGAGCCATTGGCTCTAGCATCTTTGCTGCTAAGAATACTTCCTTTACCTACAATGCAGTTGTAGATACATATGCTTTTACAAATCTAAACATCCAGAACATTCTGCGTATGTCGTGGCAGGACATTGGCGCTGCTAAGCGTTGGATTAAGGTTAATGTTACCTATGCTACATCCCCATCTACATTGAGCACTACATCTACAACATCATTTGCTGAGCAAACGGGACTGCCAGAATCTGTTAGAGATGTAATCGTACTAGGCGCTTCATATCGCCTTCTATCATTCCTAGACCCTGCACGCAATGCACTGACAAGCCCACAGGCTGATGAACTAGATTCAAAGCGTCAGTATGGTTCTGGAAATACAGCAACACGAGCACTATATCAACTTTATGCAGCACGTTTGGCTGAGGAAACTCAGGCACAGCAACAGCAATATCCGCCACGCATTCGTTACAGCCGATAGGAATCTGAATGACAACCCGTAAATACTCATCCCGTTCGCAGAGTACAACACTAGCATCTGCGATTAACTCTGGTAGTACTGCTATTACCGTTGTGTCTGCGTCATCACTTCTTGGTGGCGTAACAATCTCTGCTGGTGAAACATACACAGTTGTCATTGACCCAGATACAGCCCTTGAAGAAATTGTAGACGTATATAAGGTAGACGGAAACCCTGTCTCTGGTAATACGCTGGCAATTGTTCGCAACATTGATGGTTCTGTAGCACAGGCTCACTCTGCTGGTGCAGAGGTTCGTCACATGGCTATTGGTCGTGACTACCGTGAAGCCAATACACATGCTGAAAATGTAACAACAGCACACGGTTTGACTATTGCTAACGTCCTTGAGACGACAGATACAAATATGATTACTACAGCAATGCTTCAGGCAAATGCTGTAACTACAGCAAAAATTACAGACGCAAATGTAACTACAGCCAAGATTGCTGATTCGGCTATTACATCTGCCAAGATTGCTGACGGCACAATTGCTACGGCAGACATTGCAGACTCTGCTATCACAACAGCAAAGATTGCTAACGCTAATGTTACTACTGCAAAGATTGAAGAGTCTGCAGTTACTAACTCTCGTATCGCAGCAGATGCTGTGACATCAGACAAGATTGCTAATGATGCAGTTGGAACTACAGAGATTGCAAACTCAGCGGTTACCACCGCCAAAATAGCAGACTCAGCAATTACTTCGGCTAAGATTGCCGATGGTACTATTGTTGCAGGAGATATTGCAGATGGCGCTATTACTAGCGCAAAGATTCTTGATGGCACAATTGCTACTGGAGATATTGCTGACAGTGCAATTACCTCTGCAAAGATTGCAGATGGAACAATTGTAAACGCTGATATTAACTCTTCGGCAGCAATTGCTAAGACCAAGTTAGACCTTGGTGGAACTATTACTTCTGCTGATTTGGTTGATGGAACTATCGTAGCCTCTGATATTGCAGATGGAACTATTACTGCAGCCAAAATGGTGTCTGACCCTTATGCTCGCGCCAATCACACTGGTACTCAAGCAGCATCAACTATCTCAGATTTTGATACACAAGTACGCACATCTAAGTTAAGCCAGATGGCAGCCCCTGCTGCAGACGTATCTATGGCTACATACAAGATTACAAACCTTGGTACTCCAGCGTCTAACGCTGATGCTGCTACTAAGTTATATGTAGATACAAAGGTTGCAGACCTAGTTAACTCAGCACCATCTACACTTGACACACTTGGTGAGATTGCTAGCGCAATCCAATCAGGTGGAACTGTTTACGAGTCATTTGTACTCAAGGCTGGTTCTACTATGACTGGTGCTCTTACACTGTCAGGTGCTCCTACAGTCGACCTACACGCTGCTACAAAGGCTTACGTAGATACAGTTGCAGGTTCTGCTACTGCTGCTGCAGCCAGTGCTGCTGCTGCTGCAACAACTTATGATAACTTTGATGACCGTTACCTTGGTAGCAAGTCAACTGCTCCATCTGTAGACAATGATGGCAATGCACTTCTTACTGGTGCTATTTACTGGAACTCAGTAACCAATGCTATGTATGCTTGGACAGGTACAGAGTGGGGTTCAATCTCATCTACTGCAGATATCTACCGCTTCCGCTTTACAGCATCAGGCGGAGAAACATCACTATCTGGAACAGATGCAAACGGACTTACACTATCCTACATTCCAGGTAAAGAGCAGGTATACCTTAACGGTGTACTCCTTGCTCGTACATCTGACTACACAGCAACAGATGGCTCAAGTATCACATCTCTTGCAGCCCTTGCTTCTAGTGACATTGTAGAAATTATTACCTTTACAGCGTTTGAACTTGCAGACTCAATTGCTCGTTCACTCTTTGATGCTAAGGGTGATTTGCTTGTAGCAACATCTGCTGACACACCAGGCAAATTAACAGTCGGCTCAAATGGCACAGTGCTAGTAGCAGATTCATCTACAGCAACAGGTTTGAAGTGGTCAGCATATGACCCACTTCCTAGCCAGACTGGAAACTCTGGCAAATATCTAACAACCGATGGTTCAACAACTTCTTGGGGAGCCATTACCACAGACCCTACACCAACCGTATTCCTCTTGATGGGAGCATAATCAATGGCAACAACCTATAAAGTCCTGGGGCAAGTCAACCCATCAGCGACAACAGCAACTACTCTATATACAGTACCGTCTTCAACATCATCGGTAGTTTCAACCATTTCAGTATGTAATCAAGCATCAACCGCTGCGACATTTCGTATTGCTGTTCGTCCAGCAGGAGAAACACTGGCTGCAAAGCACTATATTATTTATGGTGCAACTGTTCCAGCATCTGACTCAACTATGATTACAGTTGGACTTACACTTGCTACTACTGATGTAGTGACGGTGTATGCATCTAGCGCAACCCTTTCATTCAACGCATACGGAAGCGAGATTTCATAATGGCAGTAGGTACAGTAACGGGACTGGAATCATCAGACAACTGGCAGTTAATTGCTACTAATACAGTAACAAGCGGAAGTACAACATCATTTACAAATATATCTGGTTATAGAAAATTAATGGTTACTTTTAAGGGCGTAACTCTAAATTCATCTAACTGGCTTTATTTAAGATTTAATTCAGATAGTACTAGCACCAACTATGGCTCTACTACTGGTCTTTATACCAGCAATGGTGGAAATAGGTCAAGCGATAGTATTATATTAACTGGTCTTGCTGATACAGGAATGACTGGATATGCAGTATTTAATTCAACCGATAAAACAACTCCAAAGTTTTTAGAAGATGCAGGTGGCTCAGCACTTGGCTATAGCAATGGAATTTATTTAGGAACATCAGCAATAACCGCAGTTGAAGTTTTTTCAGGCGCTGGGTTTACTGCTGGAAGCATTGCCCTCTACGGAATTGCAGCATAATATATGGCTATTAATAGAGTATCTCCTAGAAAAGGAAAAATACTAGACCTTCCAAGTCCCCCTACAATTGGAACAGCATCTGATGTTGGCGGAGGAAGTGCTTCGGTTGCATTTACTCCTAACACAACAATTGGTGGACCATCAAGTAGTTATACAGTAACGGCTTCACCTGGTGGGGCTACTGGTACAGGAACATCTTCACCAGTATTAGTTTCTGGTTTATCTAATGCAACTGCATACACATTTACAGTTAAAGCAAATAATTCATCTGGTTCATCTGTTGCATCTGCTGCTTCAAACTCTGTAACAATGGTTGTTAAGGCTACTGGTGGAACTATCTACTCAAGCGGTGGATATACATATCACGTATTTCGCTCAAGTGGTAACTTTGTTGCTAACGTAAACTTTACTCCAGAAATCCTTGTAATTGCAGGTGGTGGTGCTGGAGCAAATATTCAGAACCAAGGTGGCAATGACCAAAATGGTGGTGGAGGCGGAGCAGGTGGTGTTCTTTATAGTTCATCTACTGCATTAACTTCTGGTACAACATATCCAGTTGTTGTTGGTGATGGTGGTGCTGCTAGCGGAAATACTGCAAATGGTTCTAACTCAACATTTAACACAACAACACTTGTAGCCATTGGCGGTGGTGGCGGTGGAAGCACCGCAACAGGACCAGGAAGCGGTGGCTCTGGTGGTGGCGCTCATAGAACACAGACACCAGGAAGTGGTACATCTGGTCAAGGTAATATGGGTGGTTATGGTATTAATGACGGTCAGTTTGGTGTATTCCACGCATCAGGTGGTGGTGGTGGTGCTGGCGCTGCTGGTGGCAATGCTGGTGGTATTTCAATTGGCGGTGGCGGTGGTGCAGGAACATCTACATACTCTGCTTGGGGTCTTGCAACTGGAACTGGTGTAAACGTATCTGGAACAGTTTGGTATGCAGGCGGTGGATATGGTATTGGAATTAATGGTTCTAATGGAAGTTTTGGAAACGGAACAGGCGTACCAGTACCAGCAAATAGTGGTGGCGGTGGCTCAGGTGCTACAGGTGTAAACCGTGGTGGTGGGTCTGGCGTAGTAATCATTAGATACAACTAATTGGAGAGCATATGACAATTACATCAGAAGATATTCAGGATATGCTTGATAGAGAAACTGTATTAAAGGAAAGATTTGATACAGAGTCTGCAGCAATAGAAGCATTTGCTAATACAAAAAAAGAACTTGAAACATTACAAAATGAAATACGACAAGCAATTATTGTTTTTGCAGAACAGGATAACTAATGACTAAAGCCCGTGACCTAGCCAACCTTGGCTCAACAGCAACAACACTTGTTACTTCAACCCAAGTAACAGCACTAGCAGAACCAATTGTCATCGAAGACATTATGGATTCAAAGTAAAGAAAAGGAAGTAGTAACTAATGGCTACAACATCTAAGGCTCTGGCTCGCACAGCAGCAGCAACAACAAGCACAACCCTATACACAGTTCCATCATCTACTACTACAGTAGTGACTAATATTGTGGTAACTAACTCTGCTGCTAGTGCAGCAACATTTACTATTACGCTTGATAGCGTTGATTTGTTTAAGGATACAGCAATTGCTGCTAACTCAACAGCAGCATTTGACCTAAAGCAAACACTTGCTACAACAAAGATTATTGCTGGTCTTGCATCAGCAACTACAGTAAAATTTCATATTAGCGGAGTGGAGATTTCCTAATGGCTATTAGCGTATTTCCAGCACCAGTAACATCATCTATTAACGCAAATTCAATTACTTGCACGTCTGCTAATACTCTGTATGCAGCATCTGTTTCTTTAGACCCAGCAATTTACACAGTTACTTGTGCGTCAAGCACAGTTGCTATTGTTGAATTTTATTCAGGTGCTGGTACATTAATTACTACAGCAACTACATTGTCTGGAACTGTTGCAATAAATCTTGCATCTGCTGCTGATAGAGTCCGTGTATGGACAGATACTGGTTCTAGCATTGTTGTAACAATTACAAAAACAGCATCTGCTTTAACTAATAACTTTTCAGGAACTCTTGACACAGTAACAACAACATCAACTTACACTGGTACATCTGCTTCTGGTTACGGATATGCAGTTCTTGTTGGTGGTGGCGGTGGTGGAGGTGGATGTCTCGGCTCTCACAACGGTGCTCCAGGTGGAGGAAGTGGTTCTCTTGCTGCAAAATTAGTACAACTTACTGGTTCAATGCCAGTAGTAATTGGTGCTGGCGGTACTGCTGGTCCAGCACAATCTGGAGCAGGCGGAACTGGTGGAACTGGTGGAACATCTACTTTTGCAGGAATGTCTGCTGGCGGTGGTGTTGGTGGTATCGGTGGTGATGGTGGCGCGGGTGGCGCAGGCGGAACTGCAACTGGCGGAACATATAATATTAGTGGTGCTAGTGGTGGTAACGCACAAAATGCTAATGCTGGAAATAAAGCAGGTGGTGCTGGTTCAAGTACTACAAAAGTTTATTCTTTCGTAGTTAATGGAACTACTGGCGGAGGTGCTGGTGGTTCTGCATTGTACGGTCAAGGTGGCGGTGGCGGAAGTGGCATCGGAACTGGTGGCAACGGAGGAAACCCAGGAACTGGTGGGAATGCAACTGGCTATGGCGCTGGTGGTGGTGGCGCTGGCGGTGGTTCAAGCGTTACAGGCGGAACAGGTTCTCCAGGAGTTCTTTACGTACTTCGCTTCTAATTAACTTATCCCTGAGCATGGATTCAAACTGCTCAACTAATTTTTCTATCTAAGGAGTAACGTGGCTGGTCGCGACATAACAGAGGGTGATGGTAATGTCTGGGCGTTAGCAAGCGATGGGCTACCTATTGCTCGTGCTATTGCAGACATTGGCATCGTATCAACAGATGCAGTCTGGCAGAATACAAATATCTCCTACGATACAGCCATTGGTGGTATGCCATTTATATCTGCAATCTCAGATAAAGATGAGGCTACTCGTCAAACAGCACCATTTCGTAAAGACCAGTTTGATAATGGCAATGAACCTGGTGAGCAATCGCTTACTGGTTGGTGGTTACGTAGTCAAATGTCTTTCCATGCTGGTGCTGGTATTAACTTCTTTGACCCAGGAACTAATGATGAAGCAGGACACTACCGCTTTGCAGATAGCCAAGGCGTAGATGTATGGACTAAGGGACAAGTAACTTTACTTAAAGATGTAGTTAATGAGCACATTACCACTGGCGCAGTAACTGGCACAGACCATCAGCATACTAATCAACACATTCGTTCTATTCAATGGAACGGAACTCAAGGCGTGCTACTGCACGACGAGTATGATGTAGATAAAGTTGCTGCAGATGGAACAGTTACACACTTTATTGATTACAATACAGGCTCAGCCGAACCTGTTTATGCCATCTGCGATGACGGTGTATATGCATACTGGGTAACTAACGCAAACATTAGCGGTACTCCTAGACTGCATATGTATAAGAAGTTGCTTACAGATAACACCACAACTATTCCAAGCGCTATGCTTACTGCAAACAGCATCACTATTGCTCATGCAACAATGGAGTTTATTAAAGACCGTATTATTCTTTGTGTTAACAATTCAGTATATGAATTACCAACTAATGCTTCTTCATTACCTACTGCTGTATACACAAACCCTAATACTAACTATCACTACACATCTGTTGCTGCTTCAGGACCCGCCATTTACACGGCGGGACATTCTGGTATCTATTCTACTATACAGAAGTATACACTAAATACTTCTGGTGTCATGCCAACTTTGACATCAGCAGTGGTTGCTGCCGAATTACCAGCAGGTGAAGTAATTGAGAAGATATATTATTACCTAGGATTTATGTGCATTGGCACTAGCAAGGGTATCCGTGTTGCATTGGTCAATGACCAAGACGGTTCGCTAGATTATGGTCCACTTATTGTAGAGACAAGCCAACCAGTTTATGACTTTGCTGGTCGTGACCGATTTGTCTGGGCTGCTTCTGGTATTGGTGCTCTAGATGCTGGGCTTATCCGCATTGATTTAGAGAATGAAATCAGCACGCTCCGCATGGCATATGCAAATGACCTGCAAGTAACTCAGACTGCAGAACATTACACAACTGCCGTTGCATTTATAGGAACAACTAATCGCCTTGCTTTCTGTACTGCCCATAAGACAACTGATGGTGCAATCTACCTTGAGTCAGCAACTGTTCTTCGTGAGAGTGGCTATCTAAAGACTGGCAACATTCGTTACGGAACACTAGAGCCTAAGAACTTTAAACGTCTTATTGGGCGTGGTGACTTTGCTTATGGCTCACTTGGCTTAGTTACAGTTGATATGAATGGCACAGAATATGACCACATCTCATATGATTCTGCTGTTCCATCCGTTGAAGTGGGTACTAACCAGCCATCTTCTGCTCGTGAGTATGTAGCATTTAAGTTTTTATTTACACGTGATGGTACAACTACATCTCGTGGTCCTGTATTTAAGGGCTATCAGTCTAAGGCTACTATTGCTACGCCTCGTCAGCGTTTAATTCAGTTCCCTGTTTACTGCTTTGATACAGAGACAGACCGTAATGGTGTGACTACTGGCTATAAGGGCAGAGCGCATGAGCGTATTTTGCAGTTAGAAGCAATTGAAGAAAGCGGAGATATCGTGTTATGGCAGGATTTAAATACACAAGAACTTCGTCAAGTACAAATTGAAGCAGTATCATTAAAGAGAACTACCCCACCAGATAAGTTTAGTGGTTATGGTGGCATCATTACTATTGTGGTTAGGACGGTATAGTGACACCAACAGAATGGGCTGGCTTTGCCGTAGCCATAATGACTCTACTTGCTGGATTTACAGCAGGAATTCGCTGGCTAGTCCAGCATTACTTAAGCGAACTGAAACCAAATTCAGGTAGCAGCATGAGGGACGCAGTTAATATTAACAGCGAACGATTGGACCGAGTTGAACAACGCGTTGACCAGATTTACCTTATCCTCTGTGAGAGTAAAGGCAAGTAAGTACTCAGTATTCTTTATCGTCTTGGGTACTTCATTCTTTTGGAGTCCTGTAGCACAAGCAGCATACGGTAACGCTACTGTTGTATGTGCTACTGAAGGTGGCGAGCAACGCTCATTCCAAATTGGTTGGGATAATAGTCAACAGTTCTTTGCCAATAAGGGATACATCCCTAGATAAGGGATACATCCCTAGATTTTATTGTGAAGGTGGATATGCAAACCCATACGTTCTTTATATCTCTGACAATCTTGGCGATATTTCTTTGGGTTACTATAGCGGAGTAGTACCTACACCAGAACCAGAGCCTACTGTAAGTCCCACTCCAGAGCCATCGCCCTCTCCTGAGCAAACTGCTGCTCCTTCCGAGACTTCGACTGTAACTTCTGACTCTCCGACTGCAGTTGTTGATTCTCCAACTGTAGTTGTTGAATCTGCCGAGACTCAGACTTCGACATCTGAATCCAGCACACAAACCAACCAGTCAGAAACGCAAACAGTATTAGCAACTCCATCTGAACCTACTCCTTCTCCTTCTCAACCTGAACCCAGCCTACCCAGTCCTCCACCAGTAGTGGAGCCTGAACCAAGTCCTGCACCTGTCCCGCTTCCAGCACCTCAACCTGAGCCTCAGCCTCAACCAGCCCCTGAACCTTCTCCTGAACCCGCTCCAGAGGCTCCTGAACCCGCTCCTGAACCTGTTGAAGAGCCACCTGCTCCTGCGGAAGAGCCGCCAGTTGTTGAAGAGCAACCGCCTGTCGAAGAACCGCCTGCACCTCCCGTTGCAGAAGAGCCGCCTCTACCTCCAGCCGAGGAAGAGCAGCCTGCACCAGAGCCAGAGCCTTCTCCTGAGCCAGTCGAAGAGTCTGAGCCAGAACCTCAGCCTGAAATATCACTTGAACCTCCTAGTGTTAATAGTGTTGACCTAGAAAGTCTAGCACCTAATACCCCAGTTACCTTGGAGAATGGTGTAGTTATAACAGCAGAAGTTGCAATTGCTGTGGCTTTATTGCAAGACCCAGCAGCATTGTTACAAGAATTATTCACAGACCCAGGTGCTGCACTTGCAGCATTCGGAAATGTGGGGGCGGACTTACCACCAGAAGTACGCAAGGATGCAGAAGAAGTAGTTGTATCTGCAATCATTGCAGGTGGTATAGCAACACAAGCAGCAGCAGGTGCTGCTGCTACCGCAGCCTATAGGAGAAAACCATAATGAAAAAATTACTATCTGATATTGCCAACCAACTATGGACACTCCTTGGAATGTTTGTTGCTTGGGTAGTCCTTGAAGGTTCTGCCAAGACAGTTGTTGGTTATGCAATTGTGATTTGTTTAGTCATCTGGATAGTCACACTTAATCTACGCAACTTAAAGGACGATGAATAATGGATACATTTAAGAATGTAATGATGAGAATCTTTGCTGTTATTGCAGCAGAATCACTCGGAGTTATCGGTGCTGGCTCACTTGTTGGCATTGAAGTATGGCAAGCAGCAACACTCGCAGGTGCGCTTGGCGCAGCAAGAGTGCTTGAAGCATTAGCACGCTTCTATCTAGCAGATGGAAGCCTTACATCAGAAGAAATAAACGCAGCCTTTGCTAAGGTAGATAAGAAAGCGAGCGAATAATATGGGTCAACGTGCAGATTTTATTGCAGTTGCAAAGGGAGAACTCGATGTTATCGAGGGACCAAAAGATAATGAAACAAAATATGGAGCATTCACTAAAGCAAACTTCTTGCCTTGGTGTGGCTCATTCGTGAATTGGTGTGCAAATGAAGTGGGACTTAAGATTCCTAATGTGGTCAGCACAGTGGCGGGCGCTACTGCGTTCATTAAGAAAGGGCAGTGGGAGAAAGTAAATGAAGCGACTCCACTACCTGGGGATATTGTTTTCTTTGATTTTCCCAACGATGGTGTTGACCGTATTAGTCATGTTGGAATCGTGGTTAAAGACAACGGAGACGGAACTGTAACCTGTATTGAAGGTAACACTAGCCCTGACAAGAAGGGTGACCAGCGCAATGGTGGTCAGGTATGCAAGAAGATACGTGCATACAAGGTTAAGAATGGTTCAAAGATTAAACGTTCGTTGCCAGTTTATATCGTAGGTTTTGGCAAGCCTGTATTCAAGTCATAAGGAGAACAAATGTTCGACAAAGAAAAACTAAAGCAAATCGGATTATCATATCTACGTGCTGCTGCTGCATCTGTAGTCGCTCTATACACTGCGGGTCAGCATGACCCAAAGGTATTGGCTACTGCATTTCTTGCTGGTCTAGTAGGTCCTATCATGAAGGCGCTTGATAAGTCAGCACCTGAATTTGGACGCACTAAGTAATACAACTAAATTAATAGCCCCCGCTCTGGTACTTTAACCTACCAGGCGGGGGTCTTTTTTGTTTCTATTTATTCGTAGAGTCC